GGTGATCGCGCGGGACCGATCATCTTCCGCGATCAAACTCGCTATTGTATTATAAACGCACCACTAATGACAAACGCTGCACAATACGTCATGCTTAATTTTGGGCATCACACACTGCGCTGGCATCTCGCTCAGATCCGCGCTGGACGTTCTACGGCTGAGCAGATTGCAGGTTACTACCAGCCGAATCCAAAAGACCCAGAGCAGCGCACAATCTGCAAAGGGTTGGCTGACCTGCTCAAAGCGAAATCCGAAGATCTTCCCGAAAGTCTCCGATGACACAAAGCGAATACGTTAAGCACTCTGGTCTAACCAAAGGACGAGTCTCTCAGTTGGTTTCAAAGGGAATGCCTTTGGACTCCGCTGAAGCTGCGGACGCTTGGAGAGGCTCTGGAGCGCAAAGGAGGAAGGCTGCTATTGAAGCGAGCCACATTCGGTCAGAGCCGATAGACGGACCTTACCGTCCACCGGAAGCCGAAGAGAAGGTAGACCGCTCGCAAGTCGCTAATGACACTCCACAGGGAGCGTATGAGCGGCAGAAGGAGATTGAACGTGCTGCCTATGGTCTAGCCGTCGAAAGCCTCAGAGCGCGATCTCTGGATGCTGGCCGTATGGTCTCGGTTCACTCAACCGCTGCGAAGAATCTCATCAATTCAAAGCAAGACGTTCTGGATCTCGCTGAGCGTGAGCGCAAACTAGTCTCTGGTGATTGGGTTAAGAAAGCGATGCTGGACCATGATGGAGCGGTTGCTCAGTTGCTGAAGAGTATGCCTAAGCAGTTGGCTGGACGCATTGCACCCCATGACCCAGAACACGCTGAGAACGAGCTAGAGCGATGGGTGCAAGATGTATGCTTGAAGACGTTACACCAGACGGACCCATGGAAATCTTGAACTGCCAGAAGCCGCGAGGGCTAGAAGCACTCCGTCAAAACAAGATCGCGCTGCGAGCCATTGAGCGTGACACGGTTCTCCGGTTTTTGCCAATCGCAGACGATAAGCCGTCGCGCATTGACGGGTTCATCTGGAACCAAAACTCTGGCGTAATTACCGGAAGTTATGAGGTGAAATCTCGGAATTACGGACTAGCAAAACTGGAATCAACCTTCGGCAACCAATGGATGATTTCATGGTCTAAGCTCCAAGCCGCTCTTGAAATTACGAAGCACACTAAGTTGCCATTTTGGGGAGTTCTGCACTTGGAACCAGACGGTCTGGTGCTGATGGTTGAAATCTTCAACGAGAACGCAACGTGGGGTTGCAACGTGCAGTTGCGAGACAAGCTCATGGATGGGGTCAACGAGCGGATGGCGTTCTTGAATATGAGTGAAGCTCGAAAGCACCGGATCAAAGAATCCAATACGGAGTTGTTCTAATGCTTGATCTACAGCGCGAAATCTTAGAGTTCCGTCGTCAGATCTACCGTCCGTCTCCACGGCAAACGGTTGTCGAGTGGAGCGAAGCCAACCTCACGTTGACTCAGCGTCAGACTGAACATCCCGGTCCATTCTCCACGGCTGTCAGACCATATTGCAGAGAACCGCTTGAGTGCTGGAAAGATCCGTCAGTCTCTGAGGTGACTTTGTGTTGGGGGTCTCAAACCTCCAAGACGACGACGCTCATGGCTGGATTGGCTTGGGCTATCGACACAGAACCGAGTCCCGCACTGTGGTTGATGCCGAGTGAGAATCTGGCTCGCTCATTCAGCAAATCGCGCTGGATGCCGCTTCTGGAAGACTGTCCCGCATTGGTTGCGCGGTTCCCTTCGGATGCAGACCAGATGACCAATCTAGAGCAGCAATTTGATCGCTGCACTTTGACCTTTGTTGGGTCCAACTCACCGGCAAATCTAGCGTCACGACCTGTTCGCATTTTGGTCGCTGATGAGGTGGACAAATTCGCTGAAGCAACCGCGAAAGAAGCTGATGCGCTGGACCTCGCAGAGCAGCGGCTCAAAGCATTCTCAAGCTCCAAAGCGTTCTTCACCAGCACTCCGACAACTTCAGAAGGTAGAATCTGGCAGCGTTACCTTAGAGGGGACCAGCGACGGTATTACATTCCCTGTCCGCATTGCTCCGAGTACATCAAGTTGGAGTGGAAGCAAGTCACTTGGGACAATGCTAAGACCGAAGACGGGAAACCAGACTGGCAGCGCATCCGGTCGTCAGCACATTACGTTTGCCAACTCTGTCAGGGTAAGATTTCGGATTCCCACAAAGTTGCAGCGTTGAGACACGGGAAATGGATTCCAGAGAATCAAGCGAGCTTGCCGAGTGTCCGATCTTACCACTTGTCGTCTCTCTACTCACCGGATCGTAAATGCACTTGGGGACACTTGGCCGTCTCGTTCTTGGAAGCCAAAAGCTCAATGATGGGATTGCAGGGATTCATTAACGGTATGCTCGCAGAACCGTGGGAAAACCAAGAGTCCCAACAAGAGCGAGTTGAGATTGTGTCTGATGCTGGACTCCCCGAAGCCAGACGCTACCTAACCGCAGACGTTCAAGCCGCCGCTCCGTTTGTCTGGTGGGTTTGCCGAGAGTGGAGCAAAGGCAATTCGCGTCTTGTCGCTGCTGGTCATGCAGACGATTTCGCTGCACTTCGACGGGTTCAACTTCAATACAACGTGCATGACATGGACGTTGGGATTGACTCCGGCTTCAACACACAAGCCGTTTATGATGCTTGTGCTGAGTTCTCACAAAGCAGCGTTAATCCAATCACATATCCCTGCGGTCTGAGGTATCCACCAGAAGGAGGGTTGAGAAAGCCGATGCTTATCGGTTGGATGCCAATGAAAGGCCGAGAAACCGGAGCGCGATTCACCAGCAAGACTGGTGCAATCCATCCCTTCGGCATTACGACATCAACGTCAATGCGGACTGATGCGGTCCAGCCTCTTCTGGTCTTCGATACTGAACACATGCGGGAAGTGCTTCAGCGGCTCCGTAAAGGGTCCGAGAATCATCAATGGACTGTTTGCAGCCTCCCTGCACCACTTGAGGCTGAGGGAGCATTTGCGGCTGATTCTGATACATACTGGAAGCACTTGGATTCTCACGTTCTCAAGCCAACGGCTAACAGAGCGGGACGAATCAAACACTTGTGGTTCAAGCGAAACACTCGCTGGCCCGATCATTTGCATGACTGTGAATTGATGCAATTGGCGATGGTGATGCTGTGGAACGATCTCGCATCTACTAGTTCTGACAATTCTAGTAGTTGACTTCACAGTTGGTCTGTGAATAGTCCGCCCAAGTGTTGACCTACACCGTAGCAACTAAGCGGAGTTATTTGCGTACTACCTACGCAAGCAAAGCTGCTTTGAGCTTGCTGGAAGCTTTGACGGCAAAGCTAACGGTTGCCGCAAACGCTATAGAGTCCGGTCAAGTTGTCCGCTCAACTTCTAGTTCTGACGTTTCCGTTGAGTTCGCTGAACCCGGTAAGGGTTCCGCTTCCGCTGGTGAAATGTTGGAAATGTGGGAATCACTGCTGTCAGACTACGATCTTGCCGTGACTCTATTGGCTGGAGACGGAATCACTAATCCGTCAGATCTCCAGATCTATAACAAGATGCTTGGAACCATTCTGGTGGCGGTTACTCGGTATTACGGTGATTTCACACAGTTCCGTCGTGAAGCCACAACCCGAATGAGCTAATGGGAATCCTTCAAACCATTGCGAATAAGTTGTTTCCCGCTCCCGTTAACAAATACGAAGGAGCCGGTCAGTCTTTGCGTCGTTCGTATCTTGATACGTCTTACACTTCGGCTCGCTTTGATGTAACGAGTTCAACCCGACAAGCGATTGTCCGTAAGTCCCGCTTCTTTGAGCAGAACAACGCTGTTCTAAATAGACTTGGGGATCTGTTTGAGTCGTACACTGTTGGTTCTAGTTTCTCGGTTCAACCCGCTTCTAGTGATCCAGCTTGGAATCTCAAAGCCAAAAAGTGGTTCGATGTTTGGAGCCGTTATCCCGATATTGGTTCGCGTCAGTCGTTTGCAACACTGATGAGTCAAGCGGCTCGCGGTTGGTTCTTCGACGGCGAGAGTTTCATCCTTTTGACCAAAGGTGAAAGCGGGAAGCCGAGATTGCAGCTCATCGAAGCTCAGTCGATTGCGACTCCTGCTGGAATGGAGGCAGACCAGACCGTGTTTGACGGTATCCGGTTTGATCCTAAGACTGGACGCGCAATCTCGTATTTTATCGGATCGGAGAAGACTCAGGGTAATCTTACTGACGTTCGTTCAATTGGTTCAGACTCGGTGGTTCACATTTACGAGCCGAATCGTCCCGGTCAGCTTAGAGGTCTTCCGTTTGTTAGCGCGGTTATCAATGATCTTCACGATCTCGACGACTTGCAGAAGCTGGAGATGGAAGCTTGTAAGTTAGGTGCTTCCGTCGCTCAGATCGTCAAAACCGTCTCCGGTGAGGTCCAAGCATCCAGCCTCCGGTCTGGTGGAATCTCGCAAACCACTCAGAACACTGCGGAGAACTATTACGAGCAAGTCTTTGGTTCGTCTGTTAAAGTACTCAAGAACGGTGATTCATTTGAGCAGTTTGCGACTGAGCGTCCCGGTGTGAATATGCGCGAGTACTGGCGTCAACTGACCGAGAAAGTCTGTGCTGGTGTTGGTATTCCTTACGTTCTTGTTTATCCCGAGTCCATGCAGGGAACTGTCTATCGCGGTGCGCTAGATATGTCTGCTGTGTGGTTTAAGTCTCGGCATCAAGTGATGTCTTCGGCGGCTCGGCGTATTTATGAATATGTCATGGAGTACGCTATCAAGAGCGATCCCGCTCTCAATGATGCTCCGTCTGATTGGTACGAGGTAGCGATTACCGCTCCGCGCTCCCCAAATGTTGATGTTGGCCGCAATTCCGCTGCACAATTGGCAGAGTTGGAAGCTGGTATTCTGACTTACGATGAAGTCTACGGTGCGCGGGGTCTTGATTGGCGTTCTGCTTTAGAAGCAAAAGCTCAACAAGCTTTGTTTATCAGAGAGCTTGCTGGTAAGTACGGACTCCGAGTGTCAGAAGTTTCTACTATACAAGAGGATAGGCCCGAGCGTATTAAGACCGAGCCGACTATTCCGCAACCTCCTGAACCGTCTCCGTCTGATAGTCCCGCTCCGGTGGCTCCGTCAGAAGGTGGGCCGGTTCCGGTTGTTGAAGAAACTGTTGTCACTGCTAACGCTAAGAAGACTCGCAAACCGAAAGCCAAGAAAACAGAATGAGCTTCACTAAGAAATCAGATTGGCTTTATTTCGCTCCTGCGGCTTCCGCTGGTGAGACTGCGACCATTCAGATCTTTGACCAGATTGGCGAAGATTGGTTTGGTGGTAACGGTTTATCTGGTAAGCAGTTCTCTGACGTTCTTGCTGAAGTTGGGAATGGTCCGCTCTTGGTAGAGATCAACTCTCCCGGTGGTAATGTCTGGGATGGTCTGAGCATCTACAACCAGTTGCGCGGTCGCAAAGCTCCGGTGACCACTCGGGTCGTTGGCATTGCGGCTTCTATTGCTTCGATTATTGCTCTTGCTGGAGATCGTGTTGAGATGGCTGATGCGGCTCTAATGATGATCCACGATCCTTCTGGAATGGCTTCTGGCACTTCCGAGGATATGCGGAAAATGGCTGATGCTCTGGATCAACATGCTGAAGTGTTGGTTGGAGTGTACGCTAAGAAAACCGGACGCTCTCCCGAGTCCATCCGCGCTGCAATGAAGGCGGAGACTTGGTTCACCACCGCTGAAGCTTTGGCTTTCGGTCTGGTAGACAAACCGATCAAACAGCTTGCGATGGCTGCTAAGTGGCATCCCCGCGCTGTTACCAAGACCGCTCCTGAGACGGTCAAGAACAACCTCCGTCGAGGTCTTGAGCAATACGCTGAAGGTCTTGCCGGTGATGGTCTTGAGAAGCAAACCGTTCTTGAGGCTGAGTCCCTCGTTGCTGGAGAAATCCCCACCGAAGATAAAGTCGAGAAGGCTAATGCTTGGTGGGGTCGCAATGAACGCTTTCTTGAGGCTGAACCCAATAGTCCCGCTGATGTAGCTGCAAACCTCTGGGGTGGTGCTGCTGGACGCGATTGGTTCCGCGCTCTGTACGCTCAAATCGAGCGTGAAGAACTGGAGGAAGATGACGATTCCCCAGACGACAAAGTTTCTGCGGATGGCAATAACGCTATCAGCGAAAATGGCAAAGTTTCTTTGCCGCAACCAACACAACAACCCGACACAAAAGATATGTCCGATAGCACTACTGTGACGGCTGCGGCTGCTCCTGCCGCTTCCGTTGATCTCACCGCGATTCTTGCTAAGCTCTCCGCTCTGGAAGCTAGCATGAAGTCTCCCGCCGCTGCTCCTGCTCCTGAGCCGGTGCGTCCCGTGATTCAGAATCTCGGCAACCCGTTGCTGGAGCAGCACAAAGCGTTTAAGGCTGGTGCTGAGCGTCGTCGTTTCTTGGTCGAGAACCACAGCGAGCTTCTCCGCCAGCAGAGCATCTTCGCTCCGCAGAACGCGAACTCCTTTACCTCGACGCTTGTCGTGGATTACCTCGCTGACGCGATCATCACCGTTGCCGCTACCAAGTTGGCGATGGTTGACGCTTTCAGCCGCAACGTGGGTCTGGACAACCTCCGTCCGAAAGCCATTGTTCGCGTGAAGAAGTTCACGACCGGCACTGCCGCTCAGGTCAATCCGACCAACTGGGAGACCAACAACGATTCGACGCTCGCTGCCACTTCGGTGACCGTTAACCAGATCAGCAAGAACTTTACCGTCACTCAAGAAGAGCTGAATCAGGGTTATGCTCTGGCTGATCTTGCTGCTGGTTCTGCTGATCTGTTCGCTTATGGTATTAGCGACAAGATTACCGCCGTGATGACTGCCGCTAACTACGGTACTGCCGTTACGATTGGAACCGCTGCCAACTTCGACACCAGCGACCTCCCCGCGATTCTCGCTGCTGCCAAAAACTATCGTTCCAAGAACCTCGTTCTGGACGGTGGACACATCGCTCGCTTGTTGTTCTCGTCGGCCTCTAACACCTTCCCCGATGGCCGTCTGTCTTCGCTTGCGAACGGTCGTTTTGGATTCGATGTCATCGCCGAGAACAACCGCTGGACTGATGCTGAGACCAACACCGCTGGCTTTGTCTGCGGTCCTGACGCTATCGCCATCGCATCCGGTCTTCCGGTTGGAATGGTTGCCGGTGAGTTCATCGAACAGCGCACGGTTACCACCAACAACGGTCTGTCCTGCTTGCTCTCGGTCTGGTATTCCCGCGCCACACGCTCGCACATGGCTTCCTACGACATCATGTTTGGTGCGGCTGCGGCGGACACGACTCAAGCCGAAGTATTGATCACCGCTTAATCCTTAAGGATATGCGTCTAGCGACCACCATTGCAGTGGACAAGAACGGCAAGAGTAAGCTCGTTTCTGGTCCCGATATTGACGCGAGTCTCCAACGCGACAATTTCAACACTGTTTCAGTTCCAGAAGGAGGCAAGCTTATCCTGTGGATACAGGGAGCCTTAGCACCGAAAGTTCGTAAGGGTTAATCCTAAAATTGGGGAGGTTGCTGGAAAGTTCCGGTGACCTCCCCTCTAACCGAAAGACAAAATGGCCGTTCAAGCAGACATTTCAACCGAGTACAGCATGGGACGACAGGGGTTCCAGCTTGTCACCAGCACCGCCGCTCAGACCGGAAATTGGTCTGGCTTGATTCCAACTGAGCCAACCGTTTTTACGTCCATCACCGGATTCCAAATTAGCGGCACTTGGACATCCAAAACGATTCCCGCTGGTTTCCCGCTGGTGGGCAACATCACGGGATTCCAGATTTCATCCGGTAGCGTTGTAGCTTTTCTCGCTCGTTCTGAATGATCGCAAACGGCATAGCACTCAATCGGTTGTTCGCCGGTCAAGCCGGTGGCACTGACGCGCCGGTGCTTCGCCGTGATGTCCTCCGTGAAGACGAGGGGTTCCTGTGGCAAGAAGACGGAACATCCAAACTCGTCATCACATACGGTACTTTTGAATTTCTGTTGAGAGAAGACGCTGGTTTCCTTCAACAGGAAGACCTCTTTAAAATCGCAATCCAAGCTAACTGATTATGGCAGACTCCAAGATTACAGCCTTAGCGGCCCTAACGGCGGCCGATCCCGCAAACGACATGGTTCCGATCGTCGATGTCTCTGACAATTCGATGGCGGCATCCGGTACGACCAAGCGCATCTCGATCAACAACATCCTCGCTTGTTCGCCATCCGCCACCCTCGCCAGCCTCAACGTCACCGGATCTTCAATTCCGGCAAATGGTCTCTATCTTCCGACGACCAACACGCTTGAGTTTTCCGCGAACAGTCTCGCTCAATACCGCATTGCCCCGCTTGGCGTATTCTCTTGGTACGACGGCGCAGGCGGCACTCGAATGACCCTGAACTCCACGGGGCTGGGCGTGGGGGTTACGCCGAGTGCGTGGGATACGGCAAATTACAAAGCGTTGCAAGTTTCACGCACTGCCGTCGCATCGTTGAGTAATATTGGAATCTTTGCCGCAAACTGGTTCGCTGATACTGGTGGCGACAAATACATTGCGAACGGAACCGCTGCACGAATCGACGTTAACAATTCCGGTCAAATCCAGTTCAAGATAGCCCCAAATAACACTTTGGGAGCTAATCAACCCATCACCTTCACCCAAGCGATGACGCTTGATGCGAGCGGGAATTTGCTGGTGGGGAAGACGTCGATTGGTGATTCAAATGTTGGCGTTCAGTTGATGCCGACCGCTGGTCTGTCGATGAGTTTAGCTTCGCAGACCAACGCTCAAACCACTTGTGCTGTTTATTCGACTACAGCCGCTGACTATCGTTTTTACGTTGGAATGGGCGGAACGGTGTATGCCACCAACACGGCCATCTCTCCAATCACTTCCGACGAAAGGTTGAAGCAGAACATTGTCGATTATGACAAGGGGCTTGAGGAAGTGCTTGCTTTGCGTCCTCGACACTTTGAATACAAAGCCGAGCCTAATAGAAAGTTAGCTGGGTTCATCTCTCAAGAAGTCAAAACAGTGATTCCTGATGCTATTAGGCCAACATTGCAAGACCCAGAAATGATGACGTATGAAATTGATTGGTATCCTTTGCTTGTAAAAGCCATCCAAGAACTCACCGCCCGCGTCCAAACCCTCGAAGCCCGCTAATTTATGACCATCAACTGGATCATCGAACGCCTTCTCGTCAAACCGACCGAAGGCACTCTCACCGATGTCGTCATCACCGCCGACTGGCGATGCAACGGCTCGCAGGATCAGTACAGCGGCACTTGCTACGGCTCATGCTCGTTCGCTCCGCCGAGTGGTTCGTTCACGCCTTACGATCAACTGACCGAAGCTCAAGTCCTCGGCTGGTGCTACGCCAATGGCGTCGATCAGAGCGCGATTGAGGCAAACGTCTCCGCGCAGATCGCCGACCAGATCAACCCGCCGATCATCGCTCCGCCGCTGCCGTGGTTGCCGCCGGTGATGATCGTGCCTCCGATGCTGCCGCAAGTGACGCCGGTTTTGGTTGCGGAGGAGGCTGCTGTCGTTGAAGCTCCGGTCGCCTAATATGGAAATTACGCTCAAGCTCAACGAACAAGAAGCCAACAACATCATTCAGCTTTTGGACATTGCTGTGAAAGCTGGCGGTCTCGCCAATGCTGCCGTCGCTTTGCCAATTGTTGAAAAGATCAAGCAAGCCGCTCAACCTAAATCCGAGTAATGCAAACCGATACCAACAGCAACAGTGGAGTTGGAATCTCACTCGCAACTGCCGCCGCTGCTGGTGCGGTTTCATTCATCCCTCAACTGACACAGTGGTTCCAACTCGGAGCCGCTGTGTTGGCTTTTGTCGCTGCCGCAATTGGACTCTGGAAAGCTCTAAAGAAATGAATTGGAAAACTACTCTCGCTGGTGTTGGTGCAATCATGGTTGCTGTGGGTGGAGCTATCAAAGCTCTGTTCGACGGTGACCCGACCACCAACATTGATCTTGCTGCGACCATTGCCGCCGTGACCGTTGGATTTGGTCTTATTGCCGCAAAGGATGCGGACAAAAAGAAGTCCGAGTGAACATCGTCGAGCAGATCATCACCGCTCTTCTGAAGTGGCTGACTGGTCTGGCGAAAACACCTCCCACCGCCGAAGATGCAAAACCAGACAAAGAGCTTAAGCAAAAGCTTCTGGATCGCATTGACCGTGCTGGTGGGTAGCTGTGGCTGTGGTACTCGCGTTGTCTACGTCCCCCACGGTGAGCCGGTAAGGCTTGCTGAGACCGTCAAAGCGCGAGTTTGGGTCAAAGGTGCGGACGGTGTTTCTGTTCGCTCCAAGAACCGTATAACGCTGTCAGATGGTTGGTACGCATTGCCGAAAGACTGATTATGTCGCAACAAGTCATCAACGTTGGATCAACCGCAAACGACAACAACGGAGATACGCTCCGTGGGTCATGGATCAAAGCCAATGCGAACTTTGATGAACTGTATGGAAACCTGCCGATTAATAACGCTCCGTCAACGTGGACCCCTACGCTGACTGACTCCGGTGGTGGCCGCACGTTCGCTTTCACGGTCAACACGGCTCGCCATACGTCCATCGGGTTTGTCTCCACGTTCACCGCTGACATCACGATCAATTCTGTGAGCGGTTCCGCGACTGGCAATCTTCGCTTAAGCCTTCCCGATCCCGCGACTTACGACGCTGCTGTGTCCATCTGGTTGGACAATGCAACGAATCAAGCGAAGACTTCTGTCATTGGTAAGATTGTTGGTGGGACTTCCTACTGCGAGTTGAGCCATTACGAGACCGGTGACATCACAAGTCTTGCAAGCCAACTCCAAGCTACTTCCCGCATTCTCGTCTCCGGTGTCTACTTCACAGCGTGAACCTGATTGCCACCAGTCTCCAGTTGGGGATGTCTGTGCTACAGAGCGCGATGGGAAACCCGTCGTTTTTGTGGCAGGGAGTGCTGGTGCGTTGTCTTCCTGCTGCGATCACTGACGCCAACTCGGTTATTGCCGGTGGTTTCCAAGATAACGTCCAAGCGCGGATCTTGGTTAAATTCAGTGACTGGAGGTTGGCTGACTCCACGCTTGTAACCGTTGACGCTTCAGTCTGGTCTTGTGACGTTGGTTTCACCGCTGACCGTCTCTTGCAAGAGTCTGGAAGCTTGCTGCTGCAAGAAAACACAGATCGCTTACTCCTGACTTTTGGCAAAATGATTCCGGTGGTGGGTCGTCTTGTGACCTACGATGGGCGACAAATGCGCATCATGTCGGCTAAGAGAGACGGCTCCGGTGCTTACTATGCTCTTGAGCTTGGAGCGAAGACCAAATGACTCCAACCGTCACAGTAGATACGTCCCGCTTTGACGCTGCTTGGAAGGAATACATCCCCAAGACTCGGCGGTCTTTGGCTGATGCTGTTAACTCCCGCACGTTTTTCTTGATGCTGCGGTTGTACATTCTGCTTCCGCCAAAGTCCCCACAAGCGGCTCGAAACAAGATTCTCGACTACTTCAATCGTCCGATTGGAGCGAGAAGGATTGACAAGAAGACCGGCAAGTTTCTCGGTCGTTCGCGTGAATTGCGCTTGGTTCACTTGATCGCTCAAGCGAAGAACGCTAAAGCGGGAAAACCCGGACTCTACGGTCAAGATATGCGTGACGCTGCTGGAAAGCTTCGCCGTCGCGCTGCTGGTTCAGTTGGTTACCTCAAGTCTGCTGTAACCAAAGCAATCAAGAAGCTGTCTCCGTCGTTTCAACAATTCGGTGGGACTCGACGAGCAAAGAAGGGTTCTGCTCAAGTGCGGATCGTTGCTGGAAATCAAGCTCTCATCAATCTTGCGAACCAATACGGGTTACCCCAAGAGAACGTTTCAATGCATCGTGGAAGTTCAGCGTATGCATACAATGCAAAGGCTGGTTTCTCCCCGTCTAGTCATGTCCGGTTGAACATCGGTCTTGCTGACAACCAGATCGGAAAAGTTGAGGCAATCTACGCGAAAGCGATGCAACAAGCCTACAACGACGAAGCGCGAGAGATCGAGATGCACATTGCCGCCAAGCTGGCAGAAGCGTTTGACGGGTCCGAGTCGAAAGGAATTGTCGTCCAATGAATGGCGTTGCTCTCAGAACCGAACGCGCTTTAGTCGATTGGCTGTCTGCTCAAGACTGGTCTGCGTCTCCGCTTGGAACCCCAACCTGTTTGACGAGCTACGGTCATGGAGCGTTTACAGATCCAGACTTGGAAGATCGGATGCCAGACTTTCCTCGCATCGTTGTACGATCATCAACTGCGGTTCCGGTTCATCCTATTGACCGGACTTGTGAGGTTGATGTAACCGCTACGCTTCAGCTTTCCGCTGACGATACTCCCGAATACAACGTGTTGGCTACCGTTGCAGCGTTTGAAGACATCCTGCAACCACTATTCGTTGACGACAACATTTCAGAATTGAACGTTGGAGATTCCGATCCGTCTGGCGGATTTACCGCATTCTTTGCGACTCCAACAGACTTTGGAGTGAATGACACTAGTGAAAGAGCTAGAACTTTCTCGCGTTCAATGACAATCTTTGCAGCAGCAAACTCATAACACACTAACAACATGGCACTTTCAAAAGGTCTTGCGCTAGTCTACGGCGCAAAAGGAACCATCAAGCTGTACACGGTTGGGGTCGCAAACGCTCTTACCGAAATCACCACCGGAACTATCACGACGATTGAGAGCTACGACGCTTCGCATGAGGCCGATGTCGAGCAGATCAAAAACTCTGCTGGTGAGGTTGTGGCTCAAGTCTCGGCCAATGAGCGCATTTCACTCAACATCACTTTCATCCCGAGTGCCTCCACTTTCGCTCAAGCTAAATTGGCTGCGAGCCTCCCTAAAGTGAATGGGTATGCAGCTATTGCCGGAAGCGATGCGACTACTGTTGGTGGTGGTTCTATTGATGGTGATTACGTTTATTCGGGAGGTGGAAGCGTCAAGTTCACCAGCAGCGGTAAGGTCATGGTTACGATTACCGTGACCAAGTATCTCGACGCTTCCGCTCTGACCGGAACCGCCGCTGTCTTCACGCTGTAATTGTGGCAGATCTTGCAAAGATACTCGCAGAGACCGGACCTCAAGCACCAATTGTGCTTGGGGTTCGACTTGTTCCCTACACCGTAGGACACGCGATTGTCTTGCAGCGTTTGCGCTCCCCCTACGTTTTAGGTGGAGAAATTACACCGAGCGATTTAGCGGAGGCTGTGCTTGTTTGCTCACAGTCTCCGCTTGAATCCATCAGGTCCATCAAATCAATCTGGCGTGACCTCATTCTGTGGTTGTGGGGAAAGCGGATTGAGCGAATGAATTTGGTCGTTGAGTCCGACAAGTTTCAGTTGTGGCTCAAAGAGCAATCAACCGCTCCCGAAGTGCTGATGGAAAGCGGCAGTAAGTCAAAGACCCCTGCAATGCCGTGGCCCGAACGGGTTCTTGTTGGATGTCTCAACATTGGGATTGCTCCTGACGATGCGATCCAGATGCCTCTTGGTGACGCAGAAAGGCTCATTCTAGCGCACGCAGAGATGATGGGTCAGGTTCAGTTGTGGGACGACCAGAGCGAAGCCATTTGGCAGAATCAACAAGCGAACTGATATGGGTGTACTTTCTCTACTTGTTAAGCTTGGTCTTGATTCCACAGCGTTTGAGATGGGCGTGAAACGCGCTCAGAGCGTTGGTGAAAAGTTTGGAAATAGCTTCAAAAACGCCGTTACAAGCAGACTTGCCGGTGCTTTGTCTGTGGCTGCTGTCACTGGATTTGCAAACTCGGTTGCTCAAGCCGCTGACCGTGTTGGAGAGCTTGCCGAACAGTTGAACATCTCAACCGATGATGTCCAAAAGTTCCAAATGGCAGCGCAACTCTACGGAGTAAAGTTTGAGGCTGTTGCTGCGGCTATTGCTCGCGTAAACGACGCAAGAACTGCTGCAATCGCAAATGATGGACCGCAGAGAGCAGCGTTTGAGCGTCTCGGCTTGAGTGTTCAGCAACTCTCAGACAGATCTCTTGGAAGCGAGCAAGTGCTTGTTGCTCTTGGCGAGAAGCTAAACGCCAATCGCAATAACGCTGAGATGATGGCTGCGGCTGCTGACTTGCTTGGTTTGAAGCTTACAAAAGCTGCAATGGCTGCTGGAACAATCAAAGACTTGGGTCCTATTGATATGTTCAAAGCAGAGGACATCAAGAACATTGAGAAATTCAACGATCAGATGGATATTCTGATTAAAAAGACTCAGGTTCAATCTGTCGCTGCTGCTAAGTCTTCATACAATGCGGTAAAACTTGCGTTTGATTTGTTCAATCTTACGCAAACTGGAAAAGCTGTTGCGTTTGCATCAAAGCTATCAATAGCACCAGCAGCGACAGCTTTAGATTTGTTTTCAGGATCTTCAAAGTTGATGGGTGGAAATGCTGCTGCTGAAACCGCAAAAACTGCTGGATTGACTGGAATGAAAGGTGACAGGTTTATTCCACCGGACTTGATTATGTCCGCAATCAAAGGAGAGAAGTTTGCTTTTGGTGGAGCGCAAGATTCACTTGCTCGCATTGGTGGATTCACCGGATTTCAAACCAATCAAGACATTGCGATCAAGCAAGCTGTTGAACAGACTTTGCAACTCAAGCAGATTGCAAGAAGCACAGCGCAAACGGCTCAAGTAGTTTCCAGAGAATAATATGGCAACGATCAAAACCAATGTCATCACGCCAGTTGCAACTGGATACATTGAGGTTTCGCGCCAATACAACAATGGTGATGGCACTGGTCGTTTCATCACTTACAAGTATCGTGGCAGCAAAGACGCTTTGCGGCTTGCGTCTGCTGATTGGGTTGCTGCTGGTGGTAAGTATCAGATAACAGAAGACGGACCCTATTCTGAGGCAACAGTCACTTATGCTGGAACAAATTTCAATCCTAACAGCCCAACCGCTCAGGGTCCGCTAGATGAAGACGATCCGGCTCAGCGGTATGAGTTCCGCACAGAATACGTTGATGCATCGTTGTTTTCTCTGCCTACTGTAAGAGCAGAAGCAAAGAAATGGGTTTCAACTTACCCGTCAATCAACATTACTGAGGCTGATTACTATGCTGCAATTAAAGCCGCTGGTGATGATCCAAAGAATAACAAGCTCAACTCCGTAACAATAAACAATGTTACAACGTCGGCTGAAATATTTCCAAAAAGCCAATTCCCGCTGGCTCACAAGCTTGTTGTTAAGCTATCTCGCGGTCAGGACAGCTTCCAAACTTCCAGAGTGTCTCTAACTCGGATCTCTACTTACTCGGCTCGCAACGGTCTTCCTGCCACTCCTCCGATCATCTCGTCAATCTACGATTCAATCACGCTCGCAAACCGAAATGGATTTCCGCAAGTTGTGCGTAACGTGATGCCGCAAGCACCGCTGGACCCGTTGCTGACTCCAGATGAGACCGCTTGGGCTTGGTTGAAAACCAACGATTCAACCAGCTTGATGATCAAGACCAACCAAGTCGAAAGAAACGAGACTTGGACCTTTGCAGCGTGGGATCTTTTCGCGTATCCATACAACCCAGCATTCTAACACTTACACACTATGGCAGACGAAATTCAGATGACCGCTCGCTTGTACGCTTCCAAAGGTGGTGCGTATCTCCCGAGCGTGACTTACACCAAATCCGCAACGATGGTTGGAACCGACATGGGTTCTCAGACCCAATTGATCGGAACTACCGTTGAAGCTTTGGACGTTCCGGTTGATGTCTCCAGCCCGTACAAGCTGTTGATTTCCAACCTCGACAGCACCAACTTCGTTGAGTTGGGTTTTGTTTCTGGAACCTACACCATGCGGATTCCCGCTGGAGAGACGCTCTTGCTGCCTTACGTTAGTGCGACGTTGTATCTCAAAGCAGATACCAGCAACGTGACGATCCAAGCGACTTTCTGCGAGATCTAACCGTTTGACCTATGGCAAACGAAATCGAAATGACAGCGCGGTTGTATGCGTCCAAAAACGGCGCATCAATCAACCCTCAGACGTTTACCGCTACGGCAAACATGACCGGAAGCGACATGGGTCAAAATACCCAAGATATCGGTTCCGGTTCTGACGAACTACTTGAGATCGCTGCGGATCTTTCGCTCCCGTATAAGGTGCTGATTAAGAATTTGGACCTCCAAAATGCGGTGTATGTTGGAGTTTCAATTCCTTACCAGTTCCAGATTCCCGCCGGTGAGTTCATGCTGATTCCGCGAGTGGATTCTAACTTGTATCTGCGAGCAGTTATCAGCGGTTCAGTCGTTAAGGTGTTCGCTCAATACTGCGAGATCTAATGGCTGTAACGCTTCCATCTAAGGTGGCAGAGCGCGGCATGAAAGCAGACCATGCTCGCGCAATCAATCAACTGATCGACGCAGTTCGCAAGATCCAGCTTGTAGCTGGACCGGATCAAGCGATTGAGCAGACTCCGAACGGGACGACCATCAAGATCAAACAACCGCCAGCGACAATCGTTGGTGGCACTCCTGACGACTTCTTCTATTGATGTATGCCCGTTGCTACAGACAAGCGTCAGCGGATGTTCAATGCGCGGAACTTGAACGATCTGTACGCACGGTTCGACAATAAAAGTGCAAGAGCGTTAGACGGCAAGACACCGTTCGTTGTTGGTCTCAGTTCCAAGATACCTTTTGGGGTTCAATACGACTATTGTATTGATCCAGCCACAAGCTTCTATGTCACCGGAAGCACTCCAACACAGACGCAGATTGCGATTGAGCTTTCAAAGCTTGAAAGCAAGCACTTAGACGTTAGCGGAGGTCAGGTTTACGTTGATCACTACGTCACTTCTTTTAACTCTTCATATTGCAACGTTGGCTCAATTCAAAAGTCTTTTGAGCTACACAAGCGCAATGTTGATGGTATTGATTACGATGTCCATTTAGGTTGGGACGATTGGGGTTCTGGTTTTGATTCTTACGTTAGGTCTTACTTTTCTTCAGTTGGATCTGCACCTTCACTGCCTCCCGGTAGAATCCACAACCACAAGAACGCTGTTGCTGAGATACGAATTGAAGGTCTTTTGACTTTCAAAATTCTTAACAGTTACAAGCGGTTTGATTGCTGGAGGGTCCATAACTGTGGAAGCAAAGACATGAGGGTCTTGCTCCAATTGCCAGACGGCTCAGCGGAGACAAAGACGGTTCCTGCAATGGGCTGTAGATCGTTTAGGCGACGTGCTGACGGGACTTGGGCAACAACGTGGAGGGATGGCACTGCTTGCACCTATTTCTTCCCATACTTCACCGGAGATGTCCCCTACTTTGCCGGTGGTCCGCCCAACTACGGAGTTGGAGACTCTCTTTCCGTATGCATGGAGAGATCAGCAAAAGCCAACAACATTGCAAACCCGTTTTTGTTGCTGCAATGGATGCGAGCAATGGGCGCATGGGTTGACGCTCGTTTTGCTTACGATATCCGCGCACTGTATCCAGAATACTCAGACCCAACGGATGCAAACACCGCAATTGGAGACGCGATCTTCACTTGGGGACGAGCTAGAGTTCAGATCTACAGCAGCCTTTCCGGTGTTGTCTTTGAGGATTACATCACCGTATTTACTGGAGTCACCGACTTCATGCCGAAGCTCCAACGCATAGGCATCAACGCTGAGGTTTCTGGGGATGTCTTGGTGATGAGCAGCAAGCGACCGAATGCGATTGTCAGAATCTATCCGATTGACTGCAACGTATTCTTTGGTTCAACCGATCCATATTGGCAGATCAATCCTACTACAACTTACATTTCAATTGCTTACCCGTCCTACTACTACACCCAGAACGTAGCAACACCGAACACGGCAACCCAATGGCAATCCGGCAACGTCCCAACATGGATGGAAACCATGCGGACGCTTCGCAGACGGGTTGCTGTGGAAGAGGGTTTCCTTAACAGCTTTGACGATGAAGTGGATATCTCTGAGGAGAAAGTTGGGATCGTCAGATTAAGCTCAATTGGATTAACAGTAACAGCATCAACCGCCGTTGGCATTGAGGCATTTGACGCTAACGCTTTAAGCGAGATTCCTAACTATGAACGCAGTGCAAACGTAATAGAATTGCGAACTGAGTTAAGACCAAAGGGATTCTCACCAGCAATTGGTTATTCTAACAACAAATACATATCTGCAACTAAAACATACATTATAGCACAGCCGAGTAACCAAAGCGGAATGTATGGATATGTGTTTCCCCAGATTAGCACTGAAATAGGTCTGGGACATTACAATCCTGCTGTCAATTGCGCTTACATCGCTTCCGGTGGTCCGTGGGCTTTTTCAAGCAGCGTTTACGACTATAATCTTGAGCGGGTTTTCACAACCGGTCCGCTGACTCCAAATGTAACCAACGTTTTTGGATCTGATTTCTGGGTCAATAAATGGGGCGGCAAAGGTGGCGTCGATGCGTCTGTTAGAGTTCTGGGAAGACCCAACAAAACGATTCAAGATAACGGTGTTGCAGACGATGTATTCAAAGACCAAAACAATGCTGCAATGGCTTGTTTGGCTCCGTGGTATAAACAAATTGATTTGACTAGTGCACCGCAAGCTTACATTGCGGACATCAGATGGACTTCATCCACTTATTTTGATCTCCCGTATTCCAGCACTGCAAACGCTCTGAATTACGATGGAATTGGGCCGTTCTACCACAAGATTCCAAAGTCAGCGTTTCTGTGGAATCTGTTGGAGGCTCACGTTTCTGGATGGAATCGATCTGTCCCGTTAGCTCATGGTGAAGTCTGGTGTCCAATTTACAGCTTTGATGCTGGCGGTGCGTTGGTTGCGGATACGCTTGGAGATTTGATTCCGAAGGATACAACTTTCACTTGCTTGGATACAATGTGGGGACCGTCTTTCTTTATTACACAAATCCAATACAACTCTTTAATTGCCAATGGAATACAAGCAAAGGAGCTGTATGACGTTAGCTTGTCTCAATACTATTGGATAGTTACGCAAATGGATCTGGCAACTTACAGCAGATCAAAGGGATTTACCTCTTTCAATTTTGATTGCTCAAATCAGGTCATTGATGCGTCTGGGGGAACCCTGACTCCTGCAACGGCTTGGGAGCCAATGCGGTCGTATGGCTTCGGTGAGACGACTCAATCTGCCAACTTTGAGGACGTTAACGGAGACCCATTCTATCGGTTCATTCGGTACGTTGATCTTGATGTCGCTTGACACAAACCCACCGTTGGGTTATTGGTCTCTTCAGCCGATGAAATGTCCGTCATGCAACTGCATTTTTGCCGCAAGTCTCCGCGATATCGCGAAGGAGTTGGGTGCGTCCAAATCGTCGGCAAAGGCCGAAGCCTCCCGCGCAAATGGAAAGCGTGGAGGACGGCCAAAGAAGACCAATGAACAAAGAGATTATTCCAAGTCAGAAACAGTCCGCGCTCGCGATAATGGCGAGCAAATTCAGCGTTGAACCGGCTCGTTTGCTGGAGACGCTGAAGGCAACACTAATGCCCAAAGCGACCAACGAAGAGCTTCTGAGCTTCGTTGTCACCGCTAACCAGTACGGACTCAATCCGTTCACGCGAGAGATCTACGCTTTCCCCGCTCGCAACGGTGGAATCCAGCCGGTGGTCTCAGTCGATGGGTGGATCAAGATGATGAACAATCACGCGAGCTTCGACGGCATTCAGTTCACGACCGAAGACAAAGACGGAAAGCCGTTCAGCGTAACCGCTACAATCCATCTCAAAGACCGGACTCATCCCGTTGAAGTGACTGAGTATTTCTCGGAATGCTCGCGGAATACTGAGCCGTGGAAGGTCAACCCTCGCAGGATGCTCCGACACAAAGCGTTGATCCAATGCGCTCGCGTAGCGTTTGGATTCAGCGGCATCACTGACGAAGAAGAGGCCATTCCGCAAGCTCCGGTCAACGTGACTCCATCGCGTCCGATTTTCCGAAGCAAGCTGGAGCCGAAGGTTGAACCGGAAATTGAACCGGCTCCGTCTGTGGTTGTTCAACCCACCGAGCCGACGCTCAACGAAGGGAAATCCAATGAGTGACGAACGCAGTGGATTACCGTCAGCGTCCGCAGCGAGCCGCTACGCTGCTTGTCTTGGAAGTTGGCATCTGGAGCGTCAAGTTGCCGAAGTCGAGTCAACCGGAGACGCAGCAATCGGAAACCGTATCCACGCTGCACTTGCGCTGGAGCCGGTAACCAACCTAACCACCGATGAGACTTGGATCATTGATCGTTGCAGGGAGCAAGAGGCTGAACTGGTTGCGAATACATTTGGCGGTTACGATACCAACTGCTTCCGCGAGAAACGTCTGTGGTCTCTGGACGCTGACGGAAACAGACTCTGGAGCGGAAAGCCCGATGTCATCTACACCGCAGAAGTGCAGGGTAAGCTCTGGGGTCTCATTATCGACTACAAGAGCGGTCGTGGAGCAGTCGAGGACGCTTCTCAGAATCTCCAGTTGCGCTGTTTGGTTGCGTTGCTGGACGAATCTTGGGGATTCACAATGGATCGGATCATGGTCGCGATCATCCAGCCTCTGGCCGGTTATGCGAGTGTTGCCGTCTACGAATCCCAAGACATTCACGACGCAATCGTTGAGTCATCGGAATTGATGGCTGAGATCAAAAAGCTTGGTCAACCGCGCACTCCGTCAGAGTCCGCTTGCAAGTATTGCAAAGGGAAACACTTCTGCTCCGAAGCGCGAGAGTTGGCCGTTGCTCCTCCGCTGACGAACGCACCGGAAGGCATAACGCCAGACGCTATAGCATCAACGTTGACCAATCAGACGCTTGGAGCGTTCTTGGATCGTGCATCGCAAGCCGAAGCAGTCATTGAAGCTTGCCGTGCAGAAGCTCGAAGGAGGCTCTCGGAAGGAGATACGGTCGAAGGTTGGACGCTGAAGGAAGGTGCAGTGCGCGAGACCATCAAAGACACTGAGACCGTTTACCTCCGATTTATTGAAGGTGGCGGGACTTACGAAGACATTATGCCAGCGATTACGATCAACAAGACGAAGCTCAAAGATGCGTTGAAAGTAGCAACCGAAACCAAAGGAAAAGAACTCGACGCAAAGTTGGATCAACTGCTGGCTGGCTGCACTGAAAGCAAGACCGGACAACCCACACTGACCCGAATCAAATGAATCAAACCCACCCAATGGAATTGGTCCGCGAGTTTATGCGGACTTATCAGCAATGCATCCCAGAGCGTCCCGCATTGCCAGATCCCATCACGATCAACCTTCGGTATCGACTGATTGACGAGGAGGCTCAAGAGCTTTCCGAATCAACCTCCGCTGTCGAGTATCTCGACGCAATCGGAGACCTCTTGTACGTCGTGTATGGAGCCGCGCTTGCTGCTGGCTTCTCTCCGCATCAAGTGGACGCTGCTTTCACTGAGATTCACCGCTCCAATATGTCGAAAGTCTGGACTGACGATGAGATTGATTCCATCCCCGCTGACTGCCGGTCTCACCGAGTTGGGGACAACCGACACATTGTGAGACGGACTGACGGTAAGATCGTGAAGAGTCCGTCTTATTCTCCCGCTCGACTGGAGGGATACACTCGATGAGACATCTATGGTCCCGAGGATTCGGACGACTCCACTCAGACGCTGAGGTCATTACCACCGACGACGGCAAGAGATTCCTGCTCGCTGTCGTTGAGTTTGAGAAACGAACTCTTGCGAACGGAAAGCCGTACGCACAGCGGGTCACGTTCCGGTCGTTTGACCCTGAAGACATGGACTGCGTAAGAATGTTGACCGAAGGCACTCACATCATGTTCGATGGCGATTGCGATGCGCTCGCTGAAAAGTCGTCATCGGGCTGGTGGTACGCTAATCCGCGCATCACCGGACGCATTCACGAGATCATCCCACCTCACGATGCATCTTGATTTCCATGTCAGTGGAATCCCGAAAGCTCAGCCGCGAGTCAAAGCGTTTGTGCGCGGTGGTCACGCGGGGGTCTACACTCCAGATTCAGCCGAGTCTTGGAAGCAATCGGTGCGTCAGGAAGCCGTCTCAAATGCTCCAGAATCGCTTCTGACGGGTCCGATTAGGTTGCAGCTAGACTTCTTCCTTCCGAGACCCAAAGCGCATCTGGACAAGCACGGAGTCCCGAAAGCAAAATCACCAGTCTGGCATTGCAAAAAGCCAGACTTGGACAACCTCATCAAAGCGGTTACCGATGCGATAACCGACACTCAAAAAGTCTGGTTGGATGACAGCCAGATTTACCAGATTACAGCGGTGAAAACCTACGCTCTGTACGCTTCGGGATGCAGCGTAAGGATCAACGCTGACTGACTCTTGGAAAATGCGGAATGGTGTGCAGGGAGATCCTGCAACGGGTTAGGTTTCATCCCATAGAAACACCGCATTTTCCTAAGGTTTTCGCTGGTTTTTGACCCTCTTGAAGAAAGTTGAAAAAAAATGCAACCTCCTGTTGACGGTAACCCAACGATGGGTTTAGGGTATCTCCATCGACGGCAATCAAGCCGAAGAAAAACGGAAAGAATACGATGAACCAAATCAGCGAAATCAAGAACGCCACCGCAACTGTCACCGCTTTCTGGGACGATGAAGCTGGCATCACCTTTGGAGCTTATGTCATCAAGTCCAACGGATGGTGGAGCGAGGATGGCAACGGTTGGTACGGCGTCGAATCCGACGAAGAATTTGAATCGACCAACATCTTTTTCATTGGTGGTCCGCTTGATGGGTCATACAGCAAATAATCTGAACCATAACTCAAACCATCAAATACCATGAACACTGTCGAATCCGTCATTCAGCCTCATCTCAACAAGCTATGCAAAGTTGGTCAGTTTTGGATGCTCCGCATCGTTCGATCCGAAAATCTGACGGATCAAGAGAAGCTTGGGTTTGTCTGCGATTACATTGCTGGGAATAACAGCCTCAGCGAAGCTTCTTACAAAGCGAAGATGCTCAACGCCAGCCGCAACAAGTAATCCAAGATCCTATGGAATTCAAAGACATCGAATCATTCTCTGACATTGAGGTTGGAGATCTAGTCAGGGTCCAGCGTGGACCGCTTGAATCAAGCACCCAGATTGTTTCAGGGATCACTCGCACAACCAACACGTTCTGCCCAATTATGGGGTGGTATGGTGGCCCATCTGTGAAGTTCAGCTTCGTTGACGGTGGATCTGCCCATCACTTCCAACTGGATCAAGACCAGCCAATTCAAGAGAAGCATTGGTTGTAGCAGTTCAAACCGTGGGGAGCGCATACGACCAACGCTCAGAACCATTAACACCCATCAAATACCATGAAGTACCATTGCAGAAACAAAGATAACAAAGTCCTAAGCATTCACCGCAGCATTGAGGAGGCTCTCCGCGCTAGAGACGTTTGGAACCACACGATTGAGCTAATCGGAATCACTGATGAGACCGGACGGATCTTAGAAGCCCAAGAGATCATCCAATCCAAAGCCGCCACTTGGATGAAAGGTCTCCGATGAATCTTGGACCACTCATTGCGGCTCTCATCACTGTGGAGTCTAACGGACGCGACAATGCGGTTGGCGACGGTGGTCTAGCTATCGGTGCGCTCCAGATCCACAAAGCGGTTGTGGTGGACGTTAACCGAATCGCTGGAACCAGCTACACCCACCAGCAAATGACCAACCGAGTTGCTGCCCGTCGAGTTTGCGAGATCTATCTGACGCACTACGGCAAAGGCTGCACGACCGAGCAGTTAGCTCGCAAATGGAACGGAGGTGGTCCCTCTGGTGATAAGAAAACAGCAACAATTCCCTACTGGAACAAAGTCAAAAAGCACCTATGAACAAGTCAGTCATCATATCAGAAGAAACTCACAAACTACTCAAAGAATACTGCCAGAGCGAAGGCATCAAAACCCAACATCTAGCGGATAGAATCATCCGCGAGTGGCTGGAGAAGAAGAAGGAGGCGAAATGAGCGATCATCTTCGTGACGCCACGAAAATGATCAGCGATACACCAATATCAGACTCGACTCCGCACAACGTGGCCGATCTGGGTATGCTGTGCAGGAGGTTGGAGCGACTCGCAGCGGTGCGACTGGATTACATCACTCAGCTTGAAACCGAGAACGACGCAGCCAATGCAGAGATTGCGAGACTGACCTCGAAAGTAGCGCAACTCTATAGAGGTGCGGAGGAACAGAATCAGCGCGTCAAGCGGCTGGAGGAGGCTCTTGAGTCCATTCGAGAATACTGGAGCCGAGACAACAACAATCGAGCATTGATAGACGCCTGCTGGTACTCAATCGACACAGCATCGGAAGCACTGGAAGCCAAGGAGGCCAATCCGTGAGTGATACCCCGAGGATGGACCTTGCGCTTCGTAAGGCACAGGAAGATTGCACTGAATCATATCTATTAACTGAAGGCCTGAAACTAGAACGCCAACTCAACGCGGCCAACGAGCGCATCAAGCGGCTGGAGGAGGAGCTGGAGCGGACCAAGCAGGATCGGAACGCGATTGCTAAGAAAACCCGCGAGCCGCTGCTGTTGAAGCTCGATCATGCCGCCGAGCGCATCAAGCGGCTGGAGGAGGTTGGAGATGCGTTAGCCAATACCCAGACCTACGACCTTTTGGAAACCGTAAACTGGCGCAAAGCCAAGGAGGCCAAGCCGTGAGAGACAATTATTTCCAGTGGCCAATTCTGATCCTACCTCTCGGTTTGGG